CGGGGCAGCAGGGCGTTGAACGGGTCGAGGTCGGTCTTCAGGACGAGATAGTCATTGACCAGACCCTTGGTGAAGACCAGCCGGTCACCGTAGCCTTCGCCTGTGTCGGTGTAGGTAATGGCAACCGGAGGCAGGGCGGCGTCACCAAACCCAATAGCCTGCGTCACCAGCGTCTTGGAGAGCAGGTCTTGGGTGTTGTCCTGCTTCTTGGCGTAGCGGTCATCCGATTCGGCTCGGGTATAGATCGAGTCGAAGATGGCCTGCATCTGGGTTTGCAGGAGGGTCAGGTCAGCCTGCGAGGCGAGGCCGGTCAGGTCTGGAGCAACTGCACCACCAAACAGATCGGCCACCTGCGGAGCCCCAAAGGGAACATCACCCTTCGGGCTCTCCATCTTGGCCCACTGGCTGCCCATTGCCGCCAGAATCTCCGACCTGGCAGTGGCCTGCACCCCGTCGATGGCGGTCGTTGTGATCCGGATGTAGGTCGAGCCCGTGCCGTTGAGGAACACGGTGGCGTTCAGGGATTCCGAAGCGGTCGGCTTCTCCCCGTTTGGCGTGTTGGTCGTGCCGGTGACCGACGCCTTAGAGAGCAGCACCATGTTTCGGGGCGAACCGGAGCCGCCCTTGAAGACATGGACTCCCGACTCGTAGCCAGACCACGCCTGAAGAATCTGGAGCGGGGTCGAGCCCGGCGATACCTGCGGCAGTTCGGCGTCATGCTCGATGACCCCAGACGCAGCGGTGACCTTGCCGTCAACGTACTCAATGGTGGCGTACTGAGACAGGTCGGCAGCCCCAGAGCCACCAACCTCAACCCACTGACCGTTGCTGTGAACGTGGAGAGTCTTCATGGTTTAGTAGGCGTAAGCCTGTGCCCCCGTAAATGTGGTGTTGGTGACCTTGCCGTCACCAACGATCTGGATTGAGCCGTCAGATGAAAACTTGGCGAACACACGCCGATACGTCACGCCAGTCTCCATGCCGAACACGACAACAATCTGATCCGCCGGGGGTTTCGGAAAGTTCGCAGGGAGCCGCTGGACTGTGGCGAACGATCCGACGCTCGTCATGGTGTAGACCAACTCGCCACGCAGTTGGATCATGCCGTTCAGGACGCGGGCTTCGATCAAGCCCGACCCAAGGACCTTTGTGCAGGCAGTCCACGGAAGGTCTGCCGGGACAGTCTTGCCGCCCGCCATCAGGGAGCGGACAAGTCTGGTTACATGGGCGTCGAGGTCTTTGGTGTCGGCATCGGCAATGAGAGCGGAAATCTCTGCCGCCTTTGCCACAGGGGTCGAGAGCCACAGATCGCCGTCCTTGCCAGCGGCAGGCTGGGTGTCCTGCTCATAGACCGCAGGCAGGTCTTCAGTCTTGGCATAGCCGTTAAGGTCTACCGTGCCCCCGGTGGCAGCGTTGGCAATGGCCTCGTCTACTTCCGTCTTGGTGTAGGTGGCTGCCTTGTCGGCCTTGAGGTCGATCTTGGCCTGCGTCTGCTTGCCGGTCTCCTCGATGGCAAACACCAACTGGGACTGCACGGCATCGAGGTCGATGGCAGCCTGCTCTGCCGCAGCCTTGATGGCAGCATCCACTTCGGCCTTGGAATAGACGGTGGCGATCTGGCCGTCCACATAAGCAGTGGTGGCATAGGCCGACAGGTCAACAGTCTGAAGACCACCCCCACCCTGCAAGCCAGCAAGCAGAGCGTCGATCTCAAGGTCGGTGTAGTAGCCGACAATGCCCTTGGGGACATCGAGAACCTTGACAATAGTCTGGCGGTCACCAGGGCGGTCAGGAGCGGGCATGGATGGGTCTCACTCTGCCATGATCGGAAGGAGGTAACGCTTACCGGCAATCACCACGGGAACACCGCCGACAACCTCGGGCTGGTAGTAGTTCATGCCCGTGTCATCGAAGCCAAGCCAGCCGCCATCCAACTGCTGGCGTACCGGCTCGTCAGCAAACGAGAACAGGGGAGTGCGGGTGTCCAGTCCGGCCGGGGCGGCGATCAGGGGCATCAAGTACCGCTTGCCCGCCACCACGACGGGAACCCCGCCCAGTACGTCAGGCTCGATGTACACCCCGCCCACGACCCCCAGCGGCTCGCCGCCCGACTCGGCGGCAGGAGTGTCGATGGACACCGGGGGGTTGGTGTTGCTGTAGATGATCTCGGGAGGCGTACCCGTGGGGTCAATCCAGAGGTCGCCTTCCTTGAAGGTCCCTACAGGCTCAACGGTGGAGACGATATGCCCATGGGTCTCGCCACTGGAGATGGTGAGCCAGTCTGTGCCGTCCCAGATGGAGAGGGTGGCTTCACCAGGCAGGCCGGGCTCGATCCACAGGTCACCCGTATTGGTAGCCGTGGGGGCCGTGGGCGAGGTGAAGACCAGCACGGACTGACCTGGCACACCCTCCGGCCCACGAATGGGGCCTGTCGGGGTCCACTTGGTTCCGGTCCAGACGTAGCCGTCACCGATCTCGGCATCGGCCGGGGCACCTGGGGGCAGCGGGTCGCCCATGATCCAGAGGTCACCGGGCTCGGGAGCCACGGCGGGCGGCCAAACGTCAGCCACGCCCTTGATCTGGATGCCCTTGCCAGGAGGGCCAGCAGGGCCCGGAGCCCCAGCGGGACCCCTGGCCATGAGATAAGGCAGTTCCGTCCAGCGGGTGCTGCCGGTGCCGATCTTGAGTTTCCCGTTGGGATACCCGAGTTCGTACCCAAACTCACCGGCTTCTAGGACGGGGTCGTTCTTCGTCCAGTTGTCAGCCGAGTCCTGACGGACCTTGATCCGCTGGGAGATTTTCTCGTAGGAGTCCGCGACATTGCGGACCTTGCCTTCACGATGGCTGGGTGGGACGAGCGACATTGAGGTGCCTCGCCCTTTTTATGTCCGCCTCTTCTTTCCGTGGGGCACATGACGCTGCTTGACCTTTGCGATTGCGTCTTTCAGGGACAGCGACGGGTTCTTGGCGATCTCTTTCTTGGCCAGTTCCTTGGCGATCCTGGGATTCAGGTCTACCCGAACGGGCTCCTCCTCCCGGGCATCAATGTCCACGATGCCCCGAACTTGCAGGTTCCGCTCTTTGGCCACCCGCCGGATGTCACCAACGTCGCTGACCCATGCCTTGGGGTCGCAGTGGCCCAACTTATTGGCCAAGCCGCTCATGTACTGCTTGCCCGTGATGTCTATGCCTGCCGCCTTGGCTTCGCGGACTATCCTTCGAGCCTGGTGCTTCGGCAGGTCATCGAGCCAGTTTCCGTCCAGCCTGCCCTGCTGGAAGGCCCGGTCGGTGCCACGGGTGCCAGGCGGCTGCTGGAGAGAACACATGACCGCGAACCGTTCGGTCTGCCCGTCAGCGATCATCTTCAGGTAGTGGTGCTGGACCTCGGGGGCGGCGTTCGCAATCTCGGGCGGCATGAAGGGCCGGATCATGGACTCAACTCCTGGGGAACCTGAGGTGGCTGCTCGGGCTGCACCCCGCCGCCGCCATCACCGGATGGAGACCCGCCTTCGCCTGGAGGAGGGGCGGTGGGCGGCACAGGAGGCGGCGGCGGGGGCTTGGGCACCATGAACTGACTGGCGTCGATGTCGAGAGACTTGGCCCACTCGGCAACCAGAGCGTTGAACGGCTCCACGGTTCCCATGGGGATGAGGCCCTGGAGGACCGGCCCAAGGGTCTGGACGGCCATCTGCATCTGCTCGACCCGGCTGGCCTTGTTCGGCTTCCGGGCACTGCCAGCCTCGATCCGGTAGTCGTACTCCCGGGCCAGAGCGTTGATGTCCAAGTTCTGGATCATCTGTTCCCAGACCATGGCACCCAGCGGACCCAAGACCGGGGCAATGTCCTCGGGGTTGAGGAGCCAGCGGGCGGCCAGGGCTTCTTTCCTTGCCAACATGGACATGGCATCTTCCAAGGCATTGGCCATGTCATCAGGTCTTACGGAAATCTGCTCTGACTTGACCTGCGCCTCCGCAGCACTACGAAACTGATTGCGGGTCATGCCATATGCGAGTTCTGTAAGTCCGACTCTCTTGTCGAACATATCCATAACCGCTTGCATGATTTGCCATATTTCAGGCGTCACCTGCGGCATCTGGAACACCGACACGATGTCATCCACCGACCGGCCGAGGGTCTCGGAGAGTTCCAGCAGGGAGAACCCGTTTTCTTCGTGCTTGAGAATCTGGTCCTTGATGTCATCCCCAGCGGCCTTGGCCACGCCGACCATGGTCTTGCAGGACACCATGAGGCGGCCTGCCAGGAAAGACATGGCCCAATTCAAGAACTTCAATTCCGCCAGGCCCGGCTTCAAATGGCTGATCGGCCAGATGTACCCGGGCTTGCGGTGGAACTGGCACGGGGTCCAGGGCCAGCCGGTGATGTCGGCGTAGAAGGGGATCGGCCAACGGGTCTGGGTGAACAGGGCGTTGGGGAGACCAGACTCGTCTGGCGGCTCCAGGGCGATCTCCTTGGGGCAGTTCAAGGGGTAGTCCACACCCTCTGCCACCACGATGTAGCAGTTCTGACCCAGGGCATCGAACATCCCGGCGAACTCTTTGGGGGCTCCCTTGAGCGTATGACCAAATCCCGTCTTGCTGTAAATCTTCCAGTAGACGATTAGGTCATTGGTCTTGCCGTTCCGCTTCTTGTGCTTGTACTCCCGGTCTTCTTCCTGGGAGCGGGCGACATGGCTTTCCAGATGGCCCTTGAGGTCCTCGCGGTTCAGGCCGTACTTGCGGGCCACCTCGTCAATCGGGTGAACGCAACGCCGGGCACACCACAGGATGTCCTCCTGCTCTTCGGCGTCCGGGTCCATGAGGAGGTTGTCCACCGAGTCGGCAAACGAGCCCACGATCCCGACCGGAGGCCCACCCTCTACCCCAGGAAGTTCCACCAACTCCGTCCACCAGACCCCCATGCCCTTGATGATCCCCTCGTCCACCACCCGGCGAGAGTGTTCCTTCAGGTTCAACTCGACCGGGGTGTAGTTCAGGTAGGACTCGATCATGGAGGAGACCGTCCGACGCATCTCCTCGATCATGCCCACCTGCTGGGACATCTGCATGAACTGCTGGATGCGGGGGTCAGCCATGGGCTGCCCGGTCATGGGGTCCACCTGGGGCGGGGCATTGGGGTCAATGCCGAGGGCCGTGGGCGGGATCACCGGGAACGTCTTGGGAGTCACCGTCCGAACTGGATTTCGGGCGTAAATGACTGAACCAAAGAGTTTGACCGCCTCGAACGCCTTGTTGATGCAGAACCTGAAGGAGGGCGGGGCGATCTTGGAGACAGGTGCCTCGCCCCCCTTCGTTGGCTTCCAGAACCAATCCCCGTGGCCGTCAAAGAAGTTCATGCACTCCCTGGCGTCCTCGGTGAACGGCCGCTTGTGCTTCTCGGCTTGACTGATCTTGGAGAGCCAAGACGAGGCGATGGACCGAAGGGCGTCCTCCATCTTCTTCTGGGAGGTCGTGTCCTCAGGAAGTGGAGGAAGCCCGGCTTCGGAGCCATCAACCGGCAGTTCGGGATTGGTCAGTTCATCCATCAGTGATACCTCTTACAGGCGTACCAGCGGCCGTCTCGGCCACGGGCCACACCCTGGTCGGTCACCTGCATCCCAGAGCGGGAATAGCAGCAGTTGTTCAGGGCCTGCTCGGGGGTCGAGCCCATGCCGACACCCTCGTAGCCCGAGTTGCCGCCGAGGTGAGCCATGACCCCACGGGAGGCCATGATTTCAGCCACCCCTTGGGCCGTGGAGGTATTCCACTGGGGGAGAATCCGGCACTGGCCGTCCGTGCAGGAAACCACCTTGGAAGCCACCCCGGTCTGCTTCCGGGGCTTGGCCTCCACCTTGGTGGCCAGGAGACAAAGGAGGATCACAATGAGGGGAATCCGCTTCATGTCAGGCCTCCTTCTTCTTGGCGGCTTCGATCTTCTGCTTGGTCAGCAGGGCCTTGAGTTCCTTCAAGGCTTGGGTGCTGGGGTGGAGGCCGTAGGCACCCCACTTGCCCCAGGCGGCGGCCGTGTCACTCTCTCTCCAGAACGGATCGTCCTTGTGGCGGACGGACGGCTTCTCAACGAACCCGGCGTCTTCCGCCCACACCAAGATATTTATGGTCTGGGCCCCAGGCTTCCGTGACACCCAGCCCATGACTGGGTCCTGGGGGGCGAAGGGGTTGCTGTACCACAGGACCATGTCCCCGACAGTGAGATCGGGGTAAGCGAAGTCTGGCATCGTTTCCTCCAAAACAGGTGTTCAAGTCGGGGTCTCAACCGACTGACCTGATTTAAAAGAAAGAGATGTCAGACAATCAACGGGCATCCGCACTCGGTCAGGCAATCCAGGCCTGGGTGTACGAATTGGGCGTCAGGTACACCACGCCATTGCCACCCCTGGCCTTGTCCCGCTTCTCTTTCCACTGGACCCACCAGGGCTGCTCGATCTGCTGCTCGGGCTTGTGGTAGGCCGGATCGTAGGCACAGAGGTAGCGGAGGCAGTCCACCAGATGGAACTCGCCCTTCTTGTTGGGCTCGTCGGTGACCACGGCAGTACCAGCCACATAGGTCACCTTCTTCTTGTACCTCTTCATTTCCCTTTCGAGATTAGGAAGAGCCCCACGGACAAACCTTATGGATGGGGTTCCATCTGGACGTATATGGAGAAGGTTTCGGACTGCCTGGAGGCCAGCCAGGACATCGTCGCTGCCGGGGATGAAACTAGCCCCCGTCACCCGGGACCGGATTCCCAGGGCCACCAGTTGCTCGGTGTACTGGTCCTGGGGGCTGCGGCCTGAACCAATGTCGGTCAGGCGGGCACCGTGGGCGTCTATGAGAAACGCATGGAACTGCTTGCCCGCCACCTTTCGCTGGAACTCCTGGCCAAAGATGATGGCATTGCAGTTACGGATATAGAGTTCGTCATAGAGGAGCAGGAACTTCTCGTCGGGCGGGACGGCAGCGAACAGGATGGCCGTCACGGCATGGCCCGGGTCGATCACGGCATACCGGCACCAGTCATCGGGGACGGATGCTGTCGGGAAAGTGCTAGCATCGAACCCATGAATTGACGGGTTCCAAGTGGGGTAAACCAGAATCGAGTCGGTGATGAACTCGCCTTCGGATCGCTGCCGGAGAACGTCATCCCCCACGGCCGACCACCGCTCGATCATCTTCCGCTTCTCATCCGTGTCGATGTGAGGGTTGTCCAAAAACCTCAACACGAACCGGCGGATGTCACTGGTGTCACCCTTCTCCTCGGCCTTTTCGCACCGCTCGTTCAGGCCAATCAGGGCTTCATTCTTCGAGTGCGGCATGGCACTCCAGTTGAAGTTACCCTTCCGGTCTGCAAGTCGAGCCTGCATCTCGGGGACCCAGGCTTCGTTATTGAGGTCCTCGTCTATATGAACTCTATCTGCCTGAAATCCCTGGGGCGGGTCTCCCTCTGAACTAAAGCAATAGATCGTCCACCCATTGTGTAGTTCACAAGAATTGAGGTAACCGGCTGACTTGAGTACCCATGAAAAACTCTTTACCAGACGGGGAGGGATAAGCGGCGGGGCAGGCTTGGCTTCCCCCAACCGGTCGGCGTCGGCCACCGGGTCGAACGCTCGGAACTGGCCGGTGGCCTTGTCGCGGATGATCTTGAAGGCCCCGGCACGGAACAGGTAGGGCACCACGACCAGACCAATGTGCTTCCAGTTGGCCCCGACAATGACGAGGTTGCCGCCCTCTTTCCGGTACTTGCCCTCGACCGGGTGTGTCCCAGTGGCAGCCCAGGCGTCCTCAATGAAGGTACAGAGGGATTTTCCCGACCGATTACCGCCGATAACCAGGGTTTCACTGGCCAGGCACTGATGGAACTCCCATTGCTTGGGAGTTGGCTTGTATAGCCTCAAGGCTTCGATCCGCCTCTCGTTCAATTCGGCCTGCAAGTTCCGCAACTCGTCCATCTGGAATGACGAGATGGACTGGGCCAGCGGAATCGGGGCCGAAGGTGAGGGCGGATGCTTCTTCTTGCGGGGCATTGATGTACCTCTTTCCACCGTAGGTTAGGACCGCCTGCTCCAGCCGCTTGTTGATCTCGCCTTCCAGTTCCTCCTCCGTGTGCAGGGCCAGAGGCTTCTTGGCCCCGCCCTGTTCGGTGTTCTTGGAGGCAAGGCGAACCACCATCTCTAGAATGGAGTTCCTGATTCGGCTTCCAGGCTTGGACTCGAAGTATTGCTTCATCAGGAGACTGGCGAATCCATTGGACCCGCCGAAGTACACCATGATGGATTCCAGCAGTTCAGCCGTGTGCGGGATATTGGACCCGCCCTTGGTCAGGTGGCTGATGTAGGCGTCGATGGCCCCGGACTCGATCCGTTGCAGTTTCTTCTGCTGCAACTTGGCCCGCTTGCACTTCCGGCAGACGAACTGGAGGGCGTCCTGGGTGCCGGGGACCCGGGGGAAGAACTTGAGAGTCAGCGGGAGTACGTTCTTGCACTCCTCGCATTGCCGAGTGGTTGCTGGCTTGGAGGCTTCCATCACTGCCGATCTAACTGGAGGATCGAGGCGATCATGGGGCTCATGTTTGTCCCCTGCTCCTGGCTCTTCTGCTGGAGGTCCCGCAGGTAATCACCCTTGGCTTGTCGGAGTAGGACGCTGGCCATGGATGGGCCCTGTAGATAGTCCTCCATGCTGCCGGTGATGTCCTCGGTCAGGTTCGTGTTCTGGCCGGTCATCAGGAACTGGATGGCCTGCTTTTCCTCGGGGGTCATCTCCCGGGGGCGAGACCGCATGGCCCGGATTCGGTTACTCATTGGAACATCCCCGGCTGGACTAGAGACAGCATTGCCAAAAGGATAAGTACAAGAATCCAAGACAAGGAGTGAAGCAGGTCGTTTTTCATAAACGTAAAGGGGGGCGGCGGCATCCAGTCCACCGCCCCCCTTCAAACTCCCCGACACCTCTGCCGGATCAGTTGGCGTCATAAGCCTGCATGACCGCTTCCTGCTTGGCCTCCTGGGAGGCGGCGTCTGCGGCCTTGCGGCTGAACTTCGCAGCCCGATGGCCCAGCACGGCAGCCTTCTTGGTGGCCCGAGCCTCCCGGTTGGCATCCTTGAAGGCCGAGCGGAGGCTGATCGGATCAGAGACGGCCACCACGACCGGCTCCTCAACCTTGACCACCACCTCTTCCTTCACATCGACCTCCACGGGGGCGGCCACAACGACCTTCTTCTTGTCCCCGTGGCAGTTGCCAGCCTGGGCGGCCGGAACGGCGGCCACGCACCCCAGAGCAAACGACACCGACAGAATCAGACACTTCTTCATGGTTCTCTACCTTTCTTCTAGCGGAAGACCTGGGTCCAAAAGATTGCTCGGCCGCTGCTCACGGCCCCAACTCCGATACTGGAGTAAGACGGGTTCAGGATGTTTTGTCGGTGGCCTCGGGAGTTCATCCAGGCGTTCATCACTTCCCTGGGGGTGTCTTGCCCGTAGGCCACGTTCTCGCCGTAGCCCATTCTGGAATGGTGCATCCGGCTGTTGGCTTGGACATGACTCCAACTACGAGCGTCGTACATCATCTTGGCCTCTACCTTCAACGGGCGAAGGCCTCGGGAGACTCGCTCCTCATTGGTCAGTCGGACAACCTCCAGTTCAAACTCGGACCCCAGAGGCTTGGGCTTGCAGGCCTCTGGCTGACAGACTTGCTTCTTGGGCGTGACAGCCTTGCCCAGGCAGCAGACGGCCAGGACCAAGAGCGAAACGGCAAGGATTGTCCTTCTGCCCATTTCGCCACTCGGGGTCTACTTGCCGAACAGGGAACTCGCCTGGGGTGCGGCCGGTGTGCTGGTGGGTGTGGCGATGTCGCCGTAGACGATTGCGATGACCAAGTCCTTGCAGAGTTTGGAGGCGACCGTATGGCCCTCCTTCTCCAACTTGTCCTTGAGGGTCAGCAACTCGGTCACCACCTGCTTCTGGAAGTCCCCCTTGTTGACCGTGGGGGTCACCATGAAAACGGCGGCGGCCTTGGCGGCATACGGTCCTGCAAGAATCAGGGCCGCTGCCGCCAAGACCACGTTTTGAACCGTCAGCCACTCGGGCATGATGGCACCTATCAGCCGTTGGCGGCCGAGTTGTAGCCAAGACCAACCAGAACCCGGGTCATGCCCGTGTCGGGATCGGTCTCTGCCAGGGCCACACCCAGGCCAGCACCAGCAGCGGCGTCACCACCGGCCCCGATGTTGACCGGGTCTTCAGCCGAAGCCGTCAGGCCCAGCACCTTGGTCGGGCCGGTCACGACGCCATAGAAGACATCGTCAACCTTGACGCCAGCGGCAGCCAGGTACTCGTCCACCACGGCAACCAGGGTGTCACCAGCGGCAGCAAGGCCGGTGGCTTCCTCAAGGTTGCACTTCACCAACTGGCCCGGGAGGAGCGGGTCGGTGTGGCGGTTACGGAGGACCACCACTCGGACTTCCCGGTTGGAGTACACCGAGCCGTCATGGGGGTTGGCATCCGTGAACACCTTGACGGAGCCCACGACGCTGTTGCCATCACTGACGGACTTCACCCCAAGGGTGGTGCCACGGCCAAACGGCGGATCGCTAGTCAAAACGCTCATGTCTGTTTTGCCTTCTTGGTTGGAGGTTGGGTCTTAGGTTCAGGCAATGGCCTGCAACTTGAAGAAGTTCCTTGGCGAACGGAACTTCAGGTTGGCCAATACGGAAACGACATACCGATAACTTTGGAGGTCCTCGTTGTAGAAAGGTCCTTCAGCAGTCATCAGGCTTCCCTCCATGCAACGGAGTTCCATGTTCTGGATGGAGAGCCCGTATCCGCAGCCCGTGGGCACAGCGTATTCCGTCGAAATTTCGACGCCGTCCTGCTCGAATACATCATTGAAACCATAGGACTTGAGCCCATTGGTACGAGTCACAATGGCCCGCTCCTTGGAGTCGAGTTTGTTCAGGTACTCGATGAACATCTTCCGGTCGAGGATGACCATGTCGATCTGGCTCTCGCGGGTGTCATTCCGCTTGGCCTGATGGATACCCTCTCGGGTCGCCACGACACAGTTGTCAGCCCAGGTCGGGGTGGTCCCGCCCTTGAAGTACGTCGAGGTGTAGTTCACCACGATGGGGCTGTAGAAGTCATACTCGGGGTCGCTGACACCGTTGGGCCAAACGCCCTCCAACTGGGACCCGGCGATAGCACCAAGGCCCGTGTTGACGTTGGCGTAGACATCGGCAGGCCAGCCGAACGGGTCTTCGGCATTGGCAGCCCGCTTGGTCCCATCGTTGATGTTGATGGTCCCGTCGATGGCCATCATGGACTCGATGCCATGGAAGCGGAGTTCGTTCCCCGCCTTCCCGCCGTCGATCCAGACCTCCTTGGCGAGGTGCTGCTCCATCGACTCCTGAAGACGGCTAGCCATCTTGCCAGCAACATTGATAAGGGCCTGTTGACCACGATTCTCCAGCATCTCTTTCTTGTAGATGCTATCGGTGACCTGATAGCCGCGATAAGGAAGTTCAGCGTTGACCCAGAGGTTCTGGCGAGCGAAGACTCTTGGCGTCTCGCCATTGTTCCCGGTCACCGGCTGATTCCTGTACCTCACCTCCCACTGAAGGCCCCTACCAGCCTGGTTCATCACGACGTTACCCGAACCTTCAAGGGCTGCGAATACCTTGAACTTTCGGAAAGTGGTCAACTCCTCTTCTTTGAGGTAGTTGATAATGGTCGTGCCAATGGAACGGGCCCAGTCAGTGGAACTCGGCATTTCTGCTTCCCTTTCAGATTAGGCCTCGGGTTGAGGCGTCTTCTCTTAGCATCTGCTCAAAGGTCATCTTGGGCTTACTAGCCCGAGTGTCGTTTACTGCCGTTCCCGCTGAACGGCTGGGGTTCCTGGCGGCCTCCCGCCTCAGGTACTCCATGTTTTGCTTGGCCAAATCCGGCTGTTGCGGCTGCGGCGGTGCTGGAGGCTGGGCTGGCGGTTGAGGCCGGGCCGCTTGCTCCATGAACTGCCGTGCTGACTGCTGGAGTTGGTTCGTCGCTGCGGACTGTTGCTCGTCAAAGGCTTGAGCCAGCATTTGCCTTTCGGCCATTGCCACTGCGTAGTCCCAACGGGCTTGGGGCCCCTTGATGCCACGCTCTCTTGCCTCTTCGATGAACTTATGTACGAGCAACCCCTCTGGTGTGACATTGCCTGTTTGCTTATCAAAGAGCCAGTCTCGATTTTGCTCCTCGATGTTTGCCACGAAACTCTCGTTTTCCTGCATCTGGAAGCGTTCTTGGACAATCTGCTCGGCCTGCTGCTTGGCAAGGTTCTCCACCATTGGGCCAAGGGCTGACTGTGGGTCTTCCAGAAACTTCCGGGCGAAGTCGGCCCGGTACTGCTGGTACTCCATGAGTTCATGGCGGGCGTCGAGGGGAGCGTCCTCGGAGATCACCTCCCGGCCGGTCTCGTCCTTGGTCAAGTACCGCTTGTAGGCATCTCGAACCTTGGGCGGGTTCCACCACGACTGCTGGGGCTGCTGTGCTGGCTGGGGCTGCTGGGCCTGGAGCCGGGCGGCCTGCTGGACCTGCGGATTGGCCTGGGTCTGCTGGGACTGGTTCTGCATCCACTCTTGGAATGGACGGCGATGGGTCAGGTATTCCTGGGCGTAGGGCAGAATCTGCTGGTATTGGGCCAGTTTGTGGGCCGCAGCCTTCTCCCTCTCCATGGCGTTGTAGAGCCGGGCGGCGATGGCCCGGTCATCCTGGCCCTGGAAATCGGGGAGGCGACGGAACGCTTCCCAAGGTGACTGGGGCTGGCCCTGAGAAGGCTCGGCCTGGGGTGCCGAGGAGGTCTCCGGCTGGGAGACGGGGGCTTCGTAAGAAGACGGCTGCGTGTCTACCGACTGATCGACAATCGACTCGGTGTCCATAACTCCTCCGTAGAAATGGGGCCTACGGTGGAGTCTTGGAAGTGATATTTAGTCTGGCAACGGGCAGTCACTGAATTGGAAGAAGTCCACCGAGAAACATACGACCAAACACCCCAGGTGGCTTCTTGTACTTCGGAGTTTCCGCTTCGATGTGCTGGTGCTGACTCAAGGCTCCGGTCCTGTTGGTATCAGCCTGACGGTCATCTTTCTCCCATTCCTCTTGGGTCTGGGGCCGCATCTGGCCGGTACTCGGGTCCATGGTCGGGTCATGGATGTACAAGTCAGTTCGGGCGTCAGTAC